TACTTAATGAGTTGCGTACTGGAACACGTTATCCAGAGTCAAGAACTGGAAACATTGATGCATCAATAGTCACGGGACAAGGCGTGCAAGCGCTTATGGGTGGCTTTGATACACAGGTTAAATCAGCACAAGCAATCTTTGCTTCTGCTCTTAAAGATGTTATCTCTGTCTGTTTTGAGATGGACGAGAAATTATTTAACTTTACAAAAACAATTCGTGGTGTTGATGCTGGTTCTCCTTACTCACTTGAGTACACACCAGCAAAAGATATTAAGAATGACTATTCAGCCGATGTTCGCTATGGCATGCTTGCTGGCCTTAATCCAGCGCAGGGACTTATCTTCATGCTACAAGCACTTGGCGGTAAATTAATATCTAAAGACATGGCTATGCGTGAGTTACCATTTGGTATTAACGTAACCCAAGAACAAGAGAAAATTGAAGTTGAAGAAATGCGTAATGCATTGGTAGGTTCGCTACAGGCGTACACTCAAGCAATTCCGCAACTAGCAGCATCAGGTGGGGATGCATCTGATATCGTGAAAAAAATCGCACAAGTAATCAAAGCCCGTCAAAAGGGTGTTTCAATTGAAGATGCGATTGAAGATATCTTTACTCCAGAATTGCCTCCTGCTGGTACCGAACAAATGGTTGAGCAAACGTCCCCTGCTCCCGCAGGTCCAGTAGGAGGTCTACCTTCACAACCTCCACAAGGCGGTGGGTTACAAAGTCTTTTATCTAGCCTAAGTGCAGGCGGTAGAGCAAGTGCTAGTGCTAGGACAGTAGTAAGAAGATAACTAAGGTGGGGGACAATGACAGCAATAGTTGGAATACAAGGTAAAGGCTGGGCTGTTCTAGCCGCAGATACTGTAACTTCATATCAAGATAGACCTTACATAGCCAAGGGGTATGACAAGGTAGTTAAGATTGGTGAGTATCTAATTGCAGTTGCAGGTGATGCAATTGTGGGAGATATTCTTAATAACTTATGGCAACCACCTAAAGTAATTAAGACTCAAGACCCAGATAGATTTATGATGATTAGAGTATTACCATCTATGAAACAAACCATAACAGATGGTGGATACGACCCAGCACCTAAAACAAAGAACGATGATGATTCTGGTTGGGATGCATTAGTTTGTTTTAATGGAAGAATATATCAAGTTAGCGATGACTATGGATATATGCGAGATGACAAAGGTTTATATGCAATAGGTTCTGGTGGAACCTTAGCCCTTGGTGCATTGGCAGCATTAGAATCTGAAACTAAAACTCACGCTAAAGCATCTGGTGCAGCAAAGAAAGCAATCAATATAGCAATTCAATATAACCTGTGGTGCGGTGGTACTGCAAATGTTAAAACACAATTTACTAAGTAGGAGATATTATGTCAATGATGGAGCAAGGTGGATATAGAAAACCGAATAACCCAGCCCCAGTATCAGGCCCTGGCTCTCTTAGTCAACGCACTGATGGGGGTCCAACCCAACCTGCAACCTACATGGCAGGACTACCATACGGACAGGGACAACAAAATTACGACAATCAAGTAGCAGCGCCTATGGCTGGTAATCCAATACCACAAGGTTCTTTTGAAGACTTAACACCATTGTTTGCTCCAACTACTCGCAAAGATGAAGTAATTACTAGTGGTGTAGATATTGGTGATGGACCTGGTTCAATTGCATTAGGAAGAATTCCAAATCAAGAACCAACTATTAAAGACATTGCTAGAAATCTTACACAGTATGATGTTTCAGGCGATTCCGAAATGTTGTTTCGCATGTTAGATGATGCTGGGTATTAATGGCTGAAATAAAATTAGACCCTGTTGTAGGTGAACTAAGCCCTAACATTTATAAGGCAGCGATAGAGGCTGGCCTACCCCCTTCTCAACAAACGACACTTAACCAAATGTCCTATGCTAGAAAAGAAGCAAAAAGATTATTACAACTTAGTGAGGAAAGCGGACGTAAAGAGTTTCTTGAGTTTGACCCAATGGTTCAAGATAATATTAGATATCTTTATTCTAAAGAAAAACGATTTGCTCCTGAGTTAAGCCCACTTGGTAGAGGAATACAGGCTGTTGTTGGCGCTGGTAGTGTTACTGCTAAAGTTTTATTCAGCCCAATTATTGCTGGATTTACAGCAGCGGACAAATACTATAAAACTTTAAATACTCCATACCAAGTTGAACAACAAGCCGAACAACGTATGGGTTCAAGATTTAGTAAAAAACTTATCACTGAAGCATTTGATGGAAAAAATTCTTGGAGATGGGATAAAATCTCTGAGTATGAAGCCAAGCATGGTAAAGCATTAGTAACTTTAATTCGTGGCGTAACTGAAGGTAGAACTCCTGGAGAGTCAATTGACCTTTATGGAACAGCAGATGAAAGTATGGTTAAGGCAATTCAGTTCATGGGTGATGAGCCTGAACAGTTTAATGAGTTGTTAAAAGAAATCAAAACTTTTGCCCAGGTTTCTCCAGGTAGAGATAAAGTTGGCAGTATGTTAAAAGCCGACCCAGAAGTTAATCAAAGTTATTGGGCAACTAAATTACTTAAAAAAGTTGGTATTGATTTAACTGATAAAAAAACACGTACTGGAGTTGCTAGTTTAGTATCTGGTCCTGTAGATGCTACATATCAATTAGGTATTGACCCACTTACATACACTGGTGTTGGTCCAATAATTAAAGGTGCTCGTGCTATTGGTAGAGGTGTTGCTGGTATTCCAGAGGCAGTTCTTCGTTTTGGTGGAATTAAAAGTCGTGGTGAAAAACTTGCCGACCAATTTGTTTTCTTATCTGAGCGTGGCAATATCGAGGGTGGCGTAGATTTTGTTTTTAAACAAGCCGATGTTATTAAGTTATGGGACGAGCAACTAGGTAAAGTAGTTAAGAACTACGCAGATGCAGAAGGTCCAGTTGCCAAGGGACTTGTATACAAGCAAATACGTATTGACTTTCCAGACTGGGCTAACCTTGAAGTTGTTAAAAAATTAGCAAAAGAAGAAGTCTTTGATGCAGCCTCTGCAAAAAGATTTTTCACAGACCATGAAGATATGGGATTGTTATTATCTGGCCGTGTAGATAATCTTAATTTCCGCAGGAATGGAATTCCTGTAGCAAAGAATTTTAGAAGTCTTACCTCTGCATCCCATAAAGTTATTGACGCTATATTTAATCCTAACCCTAAGAATTTAAATGTACAGTCTTACCTAGAAAAGGGTGAGAAAGATTTATCAACAGTTTTAGATGTATTAAAAAAGGTTGCTGATGATGGTGAGAATTTAGTTAACCCAGCAATTAAAGATATTATTGAATTACAAACAGACATTTCTAAAACACGCAAGATGATGAAGAAGATGTCAGTTGGACTTACTCGCAGCCCTGGCCGTATCCTGTATGGTGATGATGCAATTAAGACAGAGTCAGATGTTAGAAATTTAGCAATGCTTGCTTTGGGTAAAAAAGATACTGCCTATGCATTTACAGAGCAGTTCTTAACTGAGAGTCCAGAGATACAACTTACGATGATTCGTAACCTATACGCAGCGGTTATGATGAGAAGCGGAATGCTTGGTTCACCTAAGGGACAGACAATTGCAGATGAAATCCTTGCTGCAACCTTTAATGAAACTGGTATGTTCTCGACAGTAAAGTCCCAGATACCACTTGACTTAGTTGGAACATTACACCCAGCATTGGTTAGACGTGAAGGCGAAGATTTCTTTCAAGCATCTAAGGGAATTGTTCAACCATCACAGGTTGCTAGAAGTATTGCCCCGCTACCATATGATTTAATTTACCAAACAGCAGCAAGTTCAAGATTATCTGAAAAAATAAACTTTATTAACCTTGTTGGTGGTGCCACAAGAAATAAATTTACAAAATTCTATACAGATTTCTGGACAAACAATACTCTTTTCCCACGTCTTGGAATACGAAGCAGTATTGACGAAGCATTTTTTGGTTTCCTTACACAAAGCACTGCTGCATTGCGCTCATTTGTATTTGGTGGTCGTGCAGGTCGTTCAACACTTGAGGCTACTACTGGGTCTAAAACAACTCAGGGTATGTACAAGCGTGGGTTTTACAAAATATTTCCATCAAAGGACCCAACTCAGAAGTTGGATAATCAAGAACGTCTAAATATTTTAGAAGATACCCGTGTTAAGTTATCAAAACAATATGGGTATGAGGTTGCTCTTGCTGATGTAGCCCATCAAGCAATTAGAGAAGAAACTTTATTACGAGTTCAAGACCTATATGCTGGCAAAATGGGACCAGCAACTATGGATACTATAACTCGTTTAATGAAATATAGCCCAAATGTTCTAGACTCAATGGGTAATTCAGTTGCTGCTCGCAGCATGATGACTGGAAAGATTGACATTGAGTATGTAGATTCAGTTTTTGTTAGCAGTAATTTAACTAAAGCAATTCAAGAAGCAGGACTTGCTCTAGGTAAAAAATATCGTGCTATAGATATTAACAAAATGACAACAAAGCAAATTGCTCTTGCACATTTTGATAACTGGAATATCCGTTTTTCCTATAACAGCGAAAAAATTGCCAATGGTGCGGTAGTAAATCCAGTAAATGCTTTCTACAGATACAAAGCATTAAAGACTAATGATGATTTTATCAATGCACGCCACAGTATTCTTAAAGATGTGGGTGTTGAGAGAGTTCCAAAAGGTTTTAACGATGATTACATTGTTGCAAGTGGAACAAAGTTAGACGGATTCTTATCTTTGTTCAGCACAACTGTGTTATACCGCCAACGTGGTATTCCAGATGTGCAAATTGCCCGTATCCACGTAGAAAATATGCTAATGGATATGCGAAATACTTTTCATGGTGGTCCAACTAACTACAATGAAAAATTATTTGAAGCAGTTAAAGCGGCTAAATCAAGAATCGAATCAAACGCAGAAGGTATTTCAAAGGTAGTTAAAGACCCATGGAGTAAAGCCTCTGCTGAAATAGATTTTACTAGATTTGAAGACCTGACTCAGGGGTATCAACCAGGAACAAATCTACAAACACGTTTATATAATCTTGGTCCAGAAAAAGATATGAAGATATTTGAAGAAGAGGCTGGAATTAACCACCTTTATTCTAAATGGCAAAACTGGACAATGGATGTTATGGATGCAACCGTAACTGGTATCTATCGTCAGCCTATGTTGCTGCTATTTACAGAGAGAGCACTTAAAGATTTAAAGCCATACGAAAAAGTATTTAAAGACCGCTATGTTAGAAATGCAATTGAAGAAAATCCACTACTTAGCAAGGGTATTGCTGAGGCCCGTGGAAAGGAACATGCCGAAAGACAAGTTACTAACCTAGCACTTACACGTGCCACTGAAGAACTGTTAGAGTATGTAGATAACCCATCGGTTAGAACTAATTTTGCTATCTCTATTCGTTCAGTAGGTAGATTCTATAGAGCAACTGAGGATTTCTACAGACGTGTATGGCGTTTATACACCAAGAAACCTTTGCAAAGTTTATATCGTCTTCGCCTACTACATACAGGTCTTGAAGCATCTGGAGATGTTTACGAAGATGAAAAGGGTGATAAGTTCATTGTCTTCCCAACTGATTCAATTATCAATGGTGCGGTTGAGCCAGTACTCAGAACCTTAACTGGTAACTCAACAATTAATATTCCATCATTTAACGAGTTTACTCTTAAGTTAAGATTACTTAACCCATCTTTCTCACCTGATGCAGGACAACCAGCCTTGGCTGGACCAATGGGTTCTGTTGCGGTTGTAATTTCTAGAGCGCTTTTAAGAGAGTTGCCATTTGTTCCTGCTCCAATTAAGGAACAGATACAGCCTTCAACTACTCAATTTGCAGAAAAGTTTGACTCAATAGCACTTGGTCAATTTGGTGACAGAATGACATTGAGAAGCGCTTTAGTGCCAATGTTTGCTGACAGTATATTTAGTACTCTTACCCCTACTGAATGGGATAGGCAAAAAGGAACTGCAATGTTGCAGGCCATTGCTTACGCCCAAGCATTTGGTAATGGACTGCCAACAAATGCAACAACTCAAGAAAAAGCAGATTATATTTCTAAGTTAAAAATTTCAACAAACAGTGTTGTAGTTGCACGTAATATGCTTGGACAGATATCTCCAGGACAGCCAACATTAAAGGACTCTAAGGACTTACCAGGGTTTATGAAGAAAACTGGTATCACTACCTGGAAGTCATCTTTCTACGATGTATACAATGGTCTACTACGTAATGCTGAAAATGAAGATACAGATGTATTTGATTTAGCCATTGCTACATGGGTTGGACAAAACCCAGGCAAGGTAATATATCTAGTGCCACGCAATACCAAAGAGTTTAAAGTTCTTATTAATACTACTGATGAAGTTAAAAATTGGTCAATTAAAAATAAGAAGTTTATTGATACTTATAAGGAAATAGGATATCTATTTGCACCTAAGGCTGGAGAATACAATCCAGATATATATGCTTGGATGCAATCTGAAGGACTGGTAGATATTCCAGAATTTGAAGACTATCTACAGAGTGTTCAGGTAGCAGAGGATAAACAAAAGTACTTTGCTATTGAAGATAACCTTAATGAAGCATTGAAAAAGAAATCAGTGTATGGAGATAGACGTCAATTAATTGATAAAGCAACACAAGAACGTACCGCTCTTTTGATATCTAATCCTTATCTTGACGCTGAGATTAGCGGTAAAGGAACCAATAGAGGAAATCTAAAGGTTATGTTTAAGACTTTGTCAGATGCAATTGCAGACCCTAAATCTCCAATTGATAAACAAACAAGGTCATCAATGAACCTTGCTATTCGCAACGTAGCAGACTTCTTGAATCTAGCCGAAGACCCAGAACTATCTAAGCGTTTTGACTTTAGTGAAATGAAGTCAAATAGAAAGCAACAAGTAGTTAAAATATTAACAGAACTTAGTAAGGTAAATCCAGAAGTAAAAGAAGCAAATAGAATTATATTTACTGGACTACTTAACTACTATTCAAGAGAATCAGTTATAGCAGGAATTGAGGGCAGGTAATATGGAAAATAGACGTGAATCATATCAAACAGGTGCTGCTCAATCAAGTAATGCCCAGTTAATTAAGAACTACTTTGCCGAAGATACTGAGGGAAGATTAGAGATTGGTTACGACAGAACTGGTACAAGACGTATCATTACTGTTGCTGGACAAGATGGTGCTGCTTACCAACGTTTTCTTTATGTAAGTCCTGATGGTAAAAACTTTGCCATTGCTGATTATAATCAAATTGTTCGTAGTGTTAAAAAAGATGCTGGCGGTAATATAGAACAACTACGTAGTAGTCTATATGCTAAAGGTTATTTAACAGAAAAAGATTATGTAACAAAATCAGATACTGGTCTTAGCGATGCTATCCTAGACGCTTCCAATGACCAGTCTAAGCAAATTGTAGAAACACTTTTATTTAATCCTAATGCTTCTGGCGATTTAACTAACTTTAATAACTGGCTTAACTCTCAAACTAATTACGCTAGTGGTGGACCTAGGGACCGTGCACAAGAGATAACTAAAGAAGACGCTAATCAAATGATTGATGCGTTTACAGTAGATATGCTTGGCCGTGAGGCTACACCTGCTGAAAGAAAATCATTCTTTGATACAGTAAGTTTAGAAATGAAGAAGGCTGTTGTTAAACAAAAAACCGTTGGTGGCAAGATAGTCGAGTCTGGTTCTTTATTAAACGATGAAGACTACTCACGCATACTAGCCGAAACTATTAAGCCAGCAGTTCGTGGTACCCCATTAGAGGCTATTGCCTCTGGCACTGGTGTCATAGCACAAAGCATTTCATCTTTAAAGAGTTATGCTGCTAGTTATGGTATTAAGTTGAGTACTCAAGAAGCCCTTGATGATGTGTTGGGTGGGCTAACACCAGGTGGAACTTTATCTACTGGCAAACTAGACCAGCAACAACAGAA